CCGCTTCGCGAAGAATACTGATGATCTGTTCGTCGGAAAAACGCTTCTTCATGGGTATGTCCTCATGTGGCTTATGAAGACATTACTAACATCGGGGTGTGTTAATCAACGGGGAGCAGGTCATACCGTTGCAGGAGTTTGTATGACATTGAAATTCTTATATAAAGTTGCCGTAGTAAATAACGCCGAAAGTGCAGCCAGTTTTACGTTATAGCTTGAATATACCCGTTCCAGGGGAACGTTAGAAAGGTATGAATCCAGGAATTTATGAACATCATTATGACTTTTTATTTTACCGTGATAAGCAGCCTGATATATCTGATTAATGGCCTCAGGCCTGTAGATAGCTTTAAGTTTAAAAATTCTAGTCCAAATGTTCAGATCTTCATCGCTACGCACGTAATTAGCTATAATCAATGCTTCGCCGCTCTTTAATCGTGGCACTATATCTCTCATAAAGGTATTTGCGGAATCCGGGCATGTGACACTGCATATAAAAATGTCACATCCATTACTAACTTTACCCAAAGGAAATGAGCTCATTCTATCATAATCAATTTCAGTGAAATTATGAATTATACCGCTTGATAATGTTACATTTTCGAAGTCTTTAGCCATCACTGTATCAGGGCGCTTAGATATATCCATAATATCCTCTCAATTGAACGTGGATTTTATGAGTATAAACCTACTAACAGATAGATGCGCTACTACTTATCTACTATTTTATGGTTGTCGGAACTGTTTTTTTTCGAAACTAACATTGAATTTAGATAGGAATTGATTTTTTTAAGCGACAAATACGGGTAATCTATATAGCAAGCGATAAAGGCTGGTTATAATTACAGGGTTCATCTTTTGCTAAAGAGTTAGGAATGTCCACTCCTGGCACAAAGCGGACCAAGACATCAGGAATACTTATCGGACTCTTAGCAGATCTGTATATCTCGTCGTATATCGAGGCGACAGCATTTCTCGCTTCATTTGCCACTGTTGCTGAATGCCTTGGCCTGCAAAATAAAGGGTTCCCTTTCCATCTTTAGCATTCAGGTGATCGAGCACTTCCATCAACCTTTCGCTGCCAGCCCGCGGCGCATTCTCATCGAAAAGGTTGAGTTGGGCCACACCCTGACTGAAAAAATCCCCAAGCATGATCCCTGCCTTCTGGTATCGGTGGCCATCCTTCCAGATTTTGTCCAGACACTTTACAGCGGTGTTGATGATGTCGCGAGAATCCTGAGTGGGGGTGAGAAGCTTCATCGACGCACTGTTACCGTAATACGGCTCGTTAAGCGCAAAGGGAGAGGTTTTCACGAATGCAGAAATAAAGCGGCAATACTGATGCTCGCCTCGAAGCTTTTCGGCACCACGCGCCGCATAGCTGCAGATAGCCTGACGCATCTGCTCATAGTCCGTGACGCGCTCGCCGAACGACCGGCTGCATACGATTTCCTGCTTTGCTGGTGCAAACTCTTCAAGGTCCAGACATGGCTCACCGCGAAGCTCCCTGACCGTTCGCTCGAGTACCACGTTAAAGTGTTTACGGATAATCCAGGTGCTTTGTACTGAGAGGTCAAGAGCCGTTTTAATGCCCATGGCATTCAGCTTCTTACTGATGCGCCTGCCGACGCCCCAGACGTCCTCCACCGGAACCAGAGCAAGCAGTCGGCGCTGACGATCGAGATTGGATAGGTCCACTACTCCGCCCGTCTGCCTCTGCCATTTCTTGGCGGCGTGATTTGCCAGCTTAGCGAGTGTTTTTGTCTGCGCGATGCCAACCCCAACGGTCAGGTGCGTACGCTTCAGAACGGTAGCACGGATCTCTTTGCCGAACTCCGTAAGGTCCCGGCAGTTGCGAACACCTGTCAGGTCGCAAAAAGCTTCATCGATACTGTAAATTTCGACGCGGGGGCTCATTTCCTCAAGCGTCGTCATTACCCGGTTCGACATATCAGCATACAGCTCATAGTTGCTACTGAAGCAAACAACGCCAGCGCGCCGGAACAGCTCTTTTTGCTTGAAGAACGGCTCTCCCATAGTAATTCCAGCGGCTTTGGCCTCGGCGCTGCGTGCTATTACACAGCCGTCATTGTTCGAGAGAACGACCACTGGTCGCCCTCTCAGGTCTGGCCTGAATACCGTCTCGCATGATGCGTAGAACGAATTCACATCACAGAGCGCAAACATGTTCAGCTCGCAGATTTAACGATGAAAGTCACGACGCCGAAAACGTCGAGCGTGTCCTCGCTACCGACGATGATCGGTGAGTACGCGCTGTTCATTGGAATGAGCTGCACTGTCGGGCGCAGTTGCAGTCGCTTAACAGTAAACTCCCCTTCCACCGCGGCGATGACGATATCTCCATGCTCAGCATTCCGGGAACTATCCACCACCAGCAGATCGCCGTCGCTGATCCCGGCTTCAATCATCGAGTCCCCTGCAGCTTTAACGAAATATGTTGAGCTGGGGTGAGCGACAAGTAACTCATTGAGATCAATGCGCTGTTCAACGTAATCAGCCGCGGGGCTTGGGAAACCGCACTGGACTAAGTCACTGAAAAGTGGAAGAGCGATAATTTCTCGCAGTTCTGCAGGCCTAATGAATTCCACGATACGCACCTCAAACACTGTTTTTATATACAGTAGTTTTAACTCTGGTGCTGATCAAGATGCCCCTTCTCGTATGTGTGGCTACTTCATAGCCGCTTCGCTTCTAAATATTTAAAGCTGTTGAAGTTTTAGTAATTGTAAATTTTCAAGAACGCGGTTCGTTTGCTCAATTAAGTATCTACGTGTGCGCGATATCGGTATTGCTCCAGATTGCCTTGACTTTAAATGTTTTAAAAGCAAAAACACTGAATACATAAACAGTAACAAAGGAACTCTATGTTCGTTGGGCTGGTTTACGACAAACGTAATGTTGAAGGGTTTACCGGTGCCAGGGAAATTATTCTTTCCGAACTAACCAAGCGTGTGCATCGTATCTTTCCTGATGCAACAGTAAATGTTAAGCCGATGCAGGCGAACAGCCTCAATAGTGATGCCAGCAAGAGCGATCGAGAAAAACTCAACCGCATGCTGGAGGAAATGTTTGAAGAGTCCGATATGTGGCTTATCCCGAATTAAACATATTGATTGCCTTGACGTTACAGTTACTACCATCCATGGCTGGTAGTCTTTGAATTCTCGTTTATTTGGAATTTGTCATTCAGCCGCAACCCCATTCTTGCATAGGACGAGGTTACGGCTATTCATCCACCATCAGACCGGAACTTGTGGCCAGCCAGGTTTTTCAGCGCGTAGATCGACACGGCTGAGTAGTACACGATAACGCTTCCAGACCAGCAACCCAGCTTTTTCTTCATCACTTGCAAGATCAACGTCTACTGCCTCCTGCAGCGATTCGATAATAGCATCGGCTTCCGCTCTCATTTCGTGTTGCGTGTTGAGGTTGTCCAAGTATGGGATAACCGGGCGTTCCCCTTCGACAAGGATTTCCCCTTCTACCAGGCTTTCAGGCCCACTCACCGCACGGTAACTTGTTTCTGTTACAGCCCAGTATTCTTTATCTGGCATAAGTATAGCCTCCTACATCGAGATATAGTCCACCACCAGACACGGCGGACAGGTATTGATAAAAAATGTTAGGGTACGAGCGGAACGGGATCTCCGCTGTAAACTTCCCGTTAATCGGTATATTGATCATATCCCCTGAAGCTTCATTAGTGCTGCCGATGGCAGCCACGCCTGCTGTAGCGCCGTTGTTGGCAGAAAGTAAACAGGTAAGCGCCGTGAGTGGGTTAAGTGAACTAACGTCTACCGCCGTTCGTGGTGTCGCTGTTCCTCCGGCTAATACGCGGTTGACGGAGTACCATGACCCCTGTAGAAATGCCCTTCCATCAACCGTGTTAACCCCGCGCACGCCGTTCGATGCATCAACACGGAAACTGCCGAGATATCTGCGTGACGTATCATCTGTCTTTGTATGCGCCGGATAAGCATAAGGTGTTGGCACCGTCGTGGAGATTTCAATCGCAGGCGTTCCATTGTTTGAATACAGGTAAACGTGATACCAGGTTGACGCTGTGGTAGCCCCAATATTTGCCGTAACTGGCGCCGATACTTCCAGGGGAGCACCTGTAGAGGGGATCACAGCTGCGCCAGCAGAAACCGTTACTGTCGTTGTCGACACGGTCAGATCTAAACCACGGATAAAGCGCTTATTGATCGAATCGGTTACACGAGTGTTTACCTGCTCAATTCTTGCCGCCAGTGTTGCGGCATCCATGCTGCCTGAGTTATTGATGCGGCCAAAGAGTTGCCCCCAGATAACACCAACGGCACGCGCTGCCAGAATATCGGTAGCGGTATCTTTATAGACATCACTGGCCCTAGAAAGGTCAATACTCACCTGTGACGCGGTCGTGGTTGAAGCGCTTCCCGCCTGAGCGCTGTTTGGATAGGTATTCGTGGGCGCGAATACGCCGCTGGTTGACGCTGTATTAGCAAAAACACCCGTTCCGGACGCGCCGATCGTGCCTTTAGCGTTTGGCGCTTCCCCATGAAAAATGCCAGCCTGAGCTGTTGTACCACCGGTTAATGCCGCTTGCGCAATCGAGCCCGCCTGCACACCATTGTAATCAGGGCAGCGGAAGTGGTCCGCATCAACCTCTGCGAATGCCTGCCTCAGCTTAGGGTCTGCCAGCCATTGAGAGTTAGTCACCACTGGAAGAGCCCCTGAGGACATTGCAGCCTTAACGCTGGTGTAGGTCGCATAAGGCAATATCTGTCCATCATATGCAACGCCACCAGTGGGGATTGTTGCGCGCGTGGGAGAATACATTGGAAGACCGAGCGGGATAGTGGCCACGCCGTTTATGGCAGCCAAAGCAGTTTCTACATCACCGATGGCAATACGATCCGATTCGGCTTCCTGAGCGGATTGGGCTGCATCGGTCTTTGACTGTGCAGCACTGGCTTCTGACTGAGCCGCAGCATCAGCTTTCTGCGTAGCTGTGGTCGCTGCGCTTTCGGACGCGGTTTTATTCTGTACAACCTCTGTTTTGTCTAAGGCTACCTGTTGCGCGTCCACATGAATCTGAGCAGCCAGGGTTTGAAGAGCATCCACATCAATGCTGTTAAGTAACTCGACAATCTTCAGCCATGACGGACCGGAGAACGAGGAACCGTCAGGGAGCCTGACTGTGATGTTACCATCGTCACTGAAGATAGCCTGCCAGTTCTGCTTGTCATAGTTCAGACCACGCAAAGCCTCAGTTGTCTGCGCCACCAGCGCGGCCGTCACCAGATTCTGGGTAGCACGCGGCACGGCATTCCAGGCAGAAGCAGATTGTGTTGGGCCGGGGAATTTGCTAACTAACGTTAACTCTATATCGCTGTCGACTGTTTTCACCGGCAGGGTATACGTGATACCACCCACAGTTGAGACAATGAAGTCACCTGCTGCAATTTCGCTTCTGAAAGAAGTTCCGATTCCAGCAACAATAGCGGACCCGTTTGTCAGAGTGATAGTTCCTGCAGACATATGCGCTCCTTTCGGGCAATAAAAAAACCCCGCAAGAGCGAGGTTTATTAAAAAATGATTGAGTTAGTGGCAAGTGGTATAACTGAACGTGTTTGCGCTAACCCATGACCAGTTAAATGGGTAACCGGCACGGTACTGGGTCTGGTTATTTTGCTTGCGCACGCCGTAAATCTGGACGATGTTTTCCTGTCCGCCGATCAGGGCCGTTCCGGTACATATGGGTTGCTGCTTCTGAAGAACGCCAGCGCAACCAGAGAGCAATGCAGCCACCGCCAGGCAAAGAATCATGTATTTCATAGTGGTTATATCCCAGGGTATTCAAGGTGCTAAACATTAACAAGATGAATCAAAGGGATATAATTGATTCTGTAGATCAATTTCATAAGATTGATCGCTGAAAACGATCAATCGTAGTTGGCGCAGTTGATGGCCATAATCACGTTTCTCAGATTTGAATACGCGACGTTCTGAAGGTTACCGCTGGGGGTTGTTTGTGGCCGGGCGAATATCCGCGTATTGCCTCCCTCAGGTTTTGCCATGCTCTTGTAAATTGCCAAGTAGGGCTGCGGCTGGCCGCCAGCCGAGATAACTCCAGTAATTAGACCTAGCATAGCAGGCATACAAGCCCATTTCCCCGCCAGCGTGGTATTGATGTTATAGCCTGAACTAGCATCTACACCGGCATTGCCGAGTGTTACCACATCGCTGAGCGTACGCGTTTCATTTGTCAAAATCAGCGTCCCTGACGCATCCCATACAGCCAGTCCATAGTCTGGTTTTGTCTGTGGGAAAATAGAGAAAAAATAAACGTACGCTGTGCCTGTTGCATTTGGCCTGAGGAAATCAACTGTGATGGTGTTTCCGCTTATCGTCTGGGTAATTTCCACCTCAACAGTGCAATGAACGAAGGCGACTACGGGCTGACCTGAGGGAAATGTGTGCGTCACTTTGGTGTTGAAACCCGATGTTCCCTGAAGGGCCGCTGTTTTTCGAGCCTGTAGAGCAATTGGCGAACTGTTCGCGGTCACCCATACTTCTCCTGCCGTCGTTGTCAGTAAAACGCCATACTGCGTCATTTATGCCCTCTCTATCTGGAAAATGAGATACGCCGCAGCCGCAGGCTCAGTCCCAGCGGAGTAGTCGGTATCGTCTACTGCCGATACCGTTGCGGTGCCACCTGAAATAGTGATCTTCCTCCGGCTTGTTCCCCACTGATCACCGTTCATGACCTGAAAGTAAGTAAGCTTACACCCCGGTGGAAGCACCACTGAGTAAGAGCCTGTTTTCTGGTTCTGAGCCAACTGAAGATATCCACTTACACTGACTGGCTTAATCCCATAGTTGTTCACCCTGCCTGAGGCGTCCCAGGTTTCAACACCGTACTGAGCCATAGCTGTTCATCCTAAAAAAGGGCCCCGTCTGAGGCCCAATGTTTACCACGTTCCCGTAATTCTCCCGATCTGCACCCTCAACACATTGTTGGCGTCACGCACACTGATTGTCTGGTTTGTCTGTTTCATGGCTCCCTCTCCAGCTGTCGAACCGTAGTTCTCGAATGTTCCTGATTTATCCAGCCTCCATCCGACAGACCCAGCAACGTAGTTATTGGACTGGATGAAGCCGCCGATTTTGGCATTGGTGATCGTGCCATCCTGAATAAACGCTGAGCTGATAAACACCTGACCATTCACCACTGCGAAAGGAGAATACTGCGTGTCTCCACTACCGCTCATCAGCACGAACTGGTTAGCATTGAAACCGACCCGCGTCACAACCGGTTTACCAGCCTCAGCCAGCACGGCAATCGACATTCCAGCGTTATACATCACATCGTTGATGCGAACCCCTGCCTTCAGGGTATAAATCGCCGTGGCGCCGTCCGCATCAACAACTGCAGTAAGCTTATCTTCAAGCGTTGCCGTGACGTCCTCAATTTGCGCCTGTACTCTCGTGGAGAGTTCAGCCATAGCTTTATCGACCTCGGCTATTGTCGTTCTGACAACGAGGATTTGAGCGCGAACCTCACCATACTGCGCCCACTGATGATCAACCGTTGCGTTGTTCGCCAGTGCGTTTTGAAGTGCAGCCTCCAAATCTGTATCGATGTCGCTTGTAAGCCGATCGCCATCAGCAGAGCTCAGGAAGTCATCTGCTATATCACCCAGATAGTCATCAGCATTATCGTTAGACAAGCCGCGAATCCAGTCGGTATAACCTGATTCATTTCCTGTTTTGTCCACCAGCTGCGCGCGATACCAGAATTCCTGCCCCGCCCTGAGTCCAAGCTGGGTATATTCAGCAGATGGATAAGGCACGTCTGACAGAAGTAGCGGATCTGAGAAGTCGCTGTTGGATGTGTACTGGATTTCTGTTTTTAGAGTATCGCCGGTGTTTGCCGGGAACCCCCAGTTCAGACGAATACCCCAGTTAATGCCCGTAGCCATGAAGCCCACTGGCTTGGGTGGATTGCCTACTTTACCCGTCAGCATTTTCTCTTCTGAATATCCCCATCCTGAAGATATTTCGGCAGCATTGATGGCCCGCACGCGCACAAGATAACGTCCGGCATAAATTCCCGGAACGTCGAATGACGTGGTGGAGCTTCGCGGAACGTTAACCCAGTTCCCATCGTTGCGGCGCCATTGCGCCTCATAGGCGATAGCATTTTGTGCCTGGTCCCAGCTCACTCGCATGGTTTCGACGCTGATATTCTGCTGCACTACGGAAAACGAATTGATCGCGATGTTGGCTGGCGGCGACTGGTTACCAGGAGGAATGACACTCACCGGCCGCTGATCTATAACGGCACCTGTATCGATACGGGCATATTTATCCGGATCGTGATTTGCCCCCGTGATGGTATATGTCCCGTCATTGTTATCGGTGACACTAACCACCCTGTACTGCTGCGCATAGAGTTCATTACTTTCAATAACCCATACAGCCTCGGCCTGTGGAAGCTCGCTAAAAGCGGTGGTTACGGTGACCATTTCACCTGACAGGGACTGAATCGTTCGGGATTGAGTGATACCCGACGGCAGGTTTACCATTATCCTGTCACTTGCCTTTGCACTTGGCACCCGGTCAAGTTTGAGTACACGACCATTAACCGCGGATAATCGACCACCTAAATCTCTCCCTGACAGATTTCGGTCGGAAACAGCAATTATGTAGCCTGGCTGAGGGATATTGCCGTCCAGACCTACGTCAAACGTTACAATCCTATCTTTATTGTTGGTCAGGATCCCCCAGCGCCCTTTTCTGTTAGCCTCAGACTGCCGGGTGCAACCGATGGCGGTGATCTCAAGCTGGTTGAAACCATACCGCGCCACCAGCGCCTGCTCGAAGACGGGCTCCATTGCATCAGCATAGCCGTTTGCCGGATCAGACCAGGATACAAGAGCGTTTGTGTAGCGACTTTTGGTTGTGCTACTGGAATACACAAATTTACCGTCGACTACGTTAGCGTGCGTGTAGGTAAAATCGACATCTCTGGGCATGTCTGCAAGGGCAACAATCTGGTCGTCTCCCCAGTAGGTCATGCCTCGAAAAATGGCGGCAAAGTCTCGCAAAACAGTGTAAGCGTCATTCCTATCCTGAATGTATACGTTGCAGGTGTAACGCGGTTCAGTTCCGCTGCCGCCCTTACCATCCGGTACCGGTTGATCACAATACTGAGCGACCTGATAAAGCGTCCATTTGTCGATATTGGCTGCCGTTAGCCGATTACCAAGACCGAAGCGGTCAGTGACCACCAGATCGTAAAATATCCATGCAGGGTTATCCGTCCATGCCCACTTAAATGCCCCCGTCCAGGTACCGCTGTACGTTCGTGTTTCCGGGTCATAGTTATCGGGCACACGAATAACACGCCCGCTGGGCTCGCAGGAAATTTGCGGAATTGAACCATTGAACTGGCTCGAGTCAAATTCAATGTACAGAAGCGCGGTATTCGGATAACGCAGCTTCGCGTCGATTACTTCCGTAAAGCTTTGCAGCGTCATCGTGTCGCCAATCTTCGCGCTATTGGCATCGGCTGTAATCTTGCGCAGCCTGATGGTCCAGGTGCTGCCCGCCTGAGGTAAATCAATACGGTGGCTGCGTTCATAACCAGTGGTGGTTTTCCCGGTCACGCTTGTATTCAGCACTGTCTGCCAGGTGCTGCCATCTGTCTGCAGGTCAATTGCATAGTTGACCGAATAGCCAACCAGATCGCCATCATCCTCCTGTTTGAAGAGAGAAGGCCATTTTATACGCAGGCGAACAGCTGAAAGCTGCGTATTGGTGAACGTGCGCGTCCATGCTGTAGAGCTGGAAACTTCGGAGCCTACATTGATTTCATTTTCGGTCCCCGGGATCCCTTGAATGTATTTTTGCGCCTGAGTTCCAGAACGAAACTCCCACGCCACACCGCTGAAGTTCTGTGAACCATCTGCGTTCTCAAGTGCGGTGCCATCGAGATAAATATCGCGCGCAGTAAGGCCACCAGCAAACTCCCCCTCTCCCAGCGCGAGAAGGATTTTTGCCTTGGCTACTGACTGCAGATCGTCTGGCTGTTCTGTAGGAGTTCTTGAGCTTGAACTGCCGCCCTTGCGGCCTTTAATAGCG